GAAAAGGGGGCTCTGGCCAAGTTCAGGTCGGTTGATCGGGCCATGCTCAAGACCGGCAGCGTTGCCGGAGGCCTCGGCGCGAAGCTCGCCGAGTTGGGGAAGTCGTCGCTGTTGGGCATCGGCAGCAAGGGCGCCTTGGCGATTGGCTCTGTCGTGTCGTTCACCGCCGCCATTGCCGGCGCTCGCTCTGCCCTCGATCAGTTCGGCGACATTGCCGACAAGTCGGCGGCCGGTGGTGTTGATCCTGAGTTTTTCCAAGGCGTCGCGTATCAGGCCAAGTTGGCCGGTGTGGAGATCGACGGCGTTGCCGGCGCGCTCGCCACGTTCGCGAAGAACAGTGGCCTGGCCGCCGAAGGTAAAGGCCGGATGGCTTCCGCCTTTCAGGCTCTCGATCCCGAACTGCTCAAATCCATCCAGCGGGCTGGCACGCAACAGGAGCGCTTCCTCGCCGTTGCCGACGCAATCGCCAGGAGCACAACCGCGGCGAAGGCGGCCGCCATCGCAACGGCGGCCTTCGGCGATCAGGGGACGAAGCTGGTGGCCGTGCTACGGGGCGGCGCGACCGAAGTCGAGCGGCTGAACGCCGCCGCAAAAGACATGGGACTGATCGTGGACCGCAGTCTGATTGAGCGAGCCGACGAGCTCGGCGACAGGCTCGATACCGCGGCGCAAATCGTCCAAACGAAATTGAATGTCGGGCTGGTGAGCCTGGCGCCGCTCATGTCGGACGCCGCCGGCTGGGCCGCCGAGTTCGCCAAGCTCATGGCCATCGCGTACGAGCAAACTAAGGCGATCGAGGATCGCCAGTTCATCAATCCGCTGCAAAATCAGCTCGCCGAAACCTACACACAGATCGACGCGGTGAAGGGGGATATCGCATCGCTGAAGCAGCAGCTCGCCGGCCAAGGTGGGCAGGGCATGAAGCTCGAGCTGGACATAGGCGAGGCCGAACAGAAGTTGGCGGGCCTCACGGCACTCGCCAATCAGTTGCTGAATCGCATCCAAGAGATTCAGGGCTTCAAGCCGCCGGCCCCCGCTGGCCCGCCCGTGGATCCGCGCGAGGCTCTTTTCGCGAACATGGCCGGCCGTGGCGGCGATGGGCGGATGAAGCCGGTGAAGCCCTTCTACACGCCGGGCGGCGACAAGCCGACGAGCAACGACGCGGCGGCCGCGGCGATCAAGCAGGCTGAGGCGGTCGAAGAGCTGATTGGGAACCTTGCCGCCGAGCGCGACATGATCGGTCAGTCGGCGGTCGAGCAGCGCGTTGCCACCGAGTTGCGCAAGGCCGGCGTTTCCGCCACGGCAGAGCAGCAAGCGCAGATCGTCGCCCTGGTGCAAACGATCGAGGGCGAGAACGCCGCGCTCGATCGGTTGAAGGATGCCTACGCCACCGCCGAAGGGTACGCAAAGAGCTTCGCCAGTTCCCTTGTCAGCGACCTGAGCAAGGGCACGTCAGTTGCCGAGTCCCTGTCCAACGCCTTCGCCGGTCTCGGCGAGCAGCTTTTGCAGATGGCGGCCGATCAGGCGATCAGCGCCCTGTTTTCGAACTTGCTGGGCTCAGCGATCGGGGGCGGCTTCAGCCCTTTCGGCGGCTCAGCCATCACGCCACGCACCGGCCTTCCACCGCTTTTCGATCAGGGCGGCTACACCGGCTTCGGCGGGAAATACGAGCCGGCCGGCATCGTTCATCGCGGCGAGTACGTCTTTGACGCGGCCTCAACTCGCCGCATCGGCGTGCCGAACCTGGAGCGCATCCGCGGCTTCGCCAACGGGGGCTTCACCGGTGGCCCGAGTGGGTCGAACCCGCTACCGATCAACGACAACGAGCCGGCGATCGTCATTTCGCCGAGCTACCATATCGATGCCAAGGGCTCGACCATGACGCCGGCTCAGATCAAGGCGCTGCTCGAGGCGAACAACAAACGGCTGCGGCAAGAACTGCCCTCGATGCTGGCGGATGCCCGCCGCCGCGGCGGGATTTAGGCAGCTCACTTAACCGAGCCCGTCTGGATCGTATCCACCGGCCCCTTGGCAGGGGTTTCCGGACCCGCAGAAGTCGTCAAGAGGACCAACAGCAAAGCAGTCACCGCTCGCACGAGATCAGCGGCCGCACGGATATGTTCCGGGGTAATGCCGGTGGAATTGGTCGGGCGTTTTTTGGGGGCTGGCACGGGCAGAGTTCTCCATTGATCAAAAAGATCAAAAGAGAAGTCCAGCAATAGATTCAGCACCACGATTCGCGGGCTCGCGCAAGGGGCGAAATCGATTTGCACGGGGGTTGCGGGGACTTCCCTCTCTCCTTTGCAATTTCCTTCCCTGCGGCGGATGGCGTCTATCGATATCAAGTCTTTGAAATAAATGACGTTTTCGCAAGATTCGCCATCTTTAGACGCAAGGTGTTTCCATCGTTAGTCTCGTGGTGGCCGAAAAATTTGCTTCCAATTTTCCGGAGAGAATGGGGCGAGTCGCTTGGCACGCGTGCGTCTCTCTGTGGAGAACAGGCCTGGGCCGCCGCTTCGCTTCGTAACTTGATCATCTGTTTGAAGGTGCGGTCCCGGATGAAGAACGTTCCGTATGACAAGGCCCGCGCCGCCCGTTACCCGTGGCGCTCCTGGTACTCTACACCCGAGTGGCGCGCCATCCGCGCCACCCAACTCCACCGTGAGCCGTTCTGCCGTATGTGCGGCGCCGCAGGTGTGAAGACTGCGGCGACGATTGTCGACCACATCGAGCGCCATCGAGGCGACCGCGCCCGCTTCTTCGGCGGGCCGTTCCAATCGTTGTGCAAGGCCTGCCACGACGGCGCGAAACAGCAAGCCGAGGCGCTCGGATACTCCACGAAGATCGGCGCCGATGGCCTGCCCACGGACCCGCGCCACCCGTTCAACAAATAGGAGTCGGCGGCAATGCCCCAACCCAATGACACGCGCTCCGACGGCCTGCACGTCCGGACCGACACACAATACGTCTCGGTGACCCTCACCCCCGATACATCGGCGCTCGCTGCCGGCGACGTCATGGCCGACACTCAGGTTGTCACCAACGCCATCCGCGTAGTGGATGGTATCGGCCTACTCCAAAGCCTGGTGCTGATCGACAAGGCCGACCAGACGGCTGCAGGCATCGACCTGGTATTCTTCGACGCGAACGTGTCGCTAGGAACCGAGAATGAGGCGCCTTCGATCACTGACAGCAATGCCGAAAACATTCTCGGTATCGTCAGCCTCGCCTCAACCGACTTCATCGACCTCGGCGGCTGCAAGGTCGCCACCAAGGTCGCCTTGGCCCTGATCGTGAAGGCGGCCCTCGGGACGAGGGACATCTATGTCGCCGCCATCGCGCGCGGCACGCCGACGCAGACCGCGAACAGTCTCGTGCTGCGGTTGGGCATCATTCAGGACTAGGAACATATCATGAACGAAGAACCCCTCACACTTGCGACTGCGGCATTCAGGGAGCGAGGCGCGAGCCGCGCGCGTTCGGCGGCGTCGCTGCTGAGCGACTCTGTTCATGATATCGCTGCGCTCCCTTTATCGTCAGAAGGCGAGCGCTCTGCCGAGGAGCGAGCCGCCGCGTCCGCTCGTGGACTCGTGATGGACGACGAACTGATTCTCAAGGCCCGGCGGCTCGCTGCCATAGGGGCGGGTCAAAAGTCGCCAGCCTGACGGACGGTCTACCGGCCTCCGCTGCCTTTCACAGAGTTAGTTTCGACATCCCCACACTTGGCGGCCTGAAAATGAGGGCGAGCGAGCCCGTCCGACAGCGATAGATCACCTCCCCGGCTGCCAGGTTACGCTCAGGGGCCAAGGTGACCATGGCTCGCACTAGACGAAATACGAGGCCCGCCCATGCCACTACGCGGCCCCGGCGCCGGCCGCCAGAAGGCCGCCCAAGCGGCCCTCGATACTACCCCCAAGCGCCGCCTGCCGTGGAAGCGGAGGGGGCTCACCAAGGCAGAACAGGTTATCGCCTTTCTGCAATGGTTGCCCATCACCAAGGGGCGGCTGCGGGGCAAGCGCATGCGGCTGCTGCCGTCTCAGCGCGAGTTCGTGCTCAACACCTTCGAGGAGAAGCGCGGCCGGTTGCAGGTCTCGCTCGCCGTCCTCAGCGAGCCAAAGGGCAACGGGAAGTCCGGCCTGGTCGCGGGCATCTGTCTCGCCGCCTTGCTAGGGCCGCTCAGCGAGGAACGCGGGGCCGTCTACGCTGCATCGATCGACCGCGGCAAGGCCGGCATTCTGTACGAGGAAATAGTCGCCACCATCCGCGCGGTGCCAGAGTTCGAAGCCCGCGTGAACGTCGTGGATTTTCACAAGCGAATCACCGTGCTCGAGGGAGATGGGGCCGGCTCGGTGTTCGAAGCACTGTCGGCAGACGCCCGTCGGTCGCAGGGCCTCGCCCCTGTTTTATGGGCGTACGACGAGGCCGGCGAGGCGCCCGACGACTCGCTGCTGAAAGTCCTGCTCGAAAGCGACGGCAAACGCGACCACACCCTGGGAATCATCCTCAGCACACAGGCTGAGACCGACGACCATTTTCTGTCGAAGCTGATCGACGATATCCAGATCAACGACGACCCGTCGGTGTACCTCCAGCTTCATGCCGCCCCAGTAGACGCGGACCCCTTCGCCGACGAGACCCTGAGGCTCGCCAACCCTGCCTATGGCGTCTTCCTTGACGAGGAAGCCTTGTTCAGGGCCCGCGATCGCGCCCGCCGAATGCCGGCATTCGAAGCCTCGTACCGCCGCCTCCGCCTCAACCAGCGGGCCGACTCCCGACCGGAAGATCGCCTGGTCACCGCCGCTGTGTGGAAGCCCTTGGGTGAGCAGCCCGTGGACCGCGCCGCGCTGAAGGGCCGGAAGTGTTTCGGCGGGCTCGACCTCTCCGGAAAGCACGACCTCACTGCCTTCGTTCTGGTCTTCCCAAGCGATGATCCGGACCCTTTTTTTGATGTGCTGCCGGTCCTGTGGACTCCCCGCGGCGCCCTCGAAACGCGTTCCGCCAAGGAGGCAGCGCAGTTCAAAGAGTGGATCGCCGCCGAAAAGATGGTGGCAATCGACGGCCCGACGATCCGCTACTCACACGTCGCGCACGAGATGGCGAAGCTCGCCGAAGAATTTGAGATCCTGCAGGTCGGATTCGACCGATACAAGATCGATGATCTGACCCCTGAGCTGGCGGACTACGGTGCGGAAATCCCGCTTGAACCGTTCGGCCAAGGTTACGTGTCGATGGGCCCGGCGATCGAGCGGTTCAGCGAACTGGCCTTGTCAGGGAAGATCCGTCACGGCGGACACCCGGTACTCACGGCCGCAATGGCGAACGCCATCACGAGCAGCGACCCGGCGAGCAATCTGAAGATCGAGAAGCCCAAGAGCAACGGCCGTGGCCCCGTCCGCGTCGATCCCGCCGTTGCCTTGGTGATGGCTCTGCAAACCGCCAGCCGCTACCAGCCGCCCCCGCCCAAGCCGTCGATCGACAGCTTCCTGCGCAATCCCGTTTTCATCAACGTTTAGGTGTCCGATGGCGCTCAGCGACTTTATCCGACGCACCTTCGGCCTGCTCGACGCGAAGCCCTGGGCGATGCTGTTCGGTGGTGCCAGCCACTCCGGCAAGTCGGTCACGATCAACTCCGCCCTTCAGCTTTCGACGTTCTGGGCCTGTACCCGCCTCACGGCCGGCGCCATCGCCAGCATGCCGCTTGCCCTGTACGAGCGCCGGCCGGACGGCAGTCGAGTGTCTGCCGGCGATCACGCCCTTCGGCCGCTACTCACGGACTCGCCCGACGGGGAGCGAACGGCGTTTGAGTTCTGGGAGGCTGCCGTGGCCTGGCTGCTCGCCAGCGGCAACGCCTACGCCGAGATCTCCCGCATTGGCGGGCGGATCACAGCGCTCAACCTATTGCCGTCTGATGCGGTGGAAGTCACCCGCGAAACGGCGACGAATGACTTGCGCTACCGGTTCACGGACCGGGGCAAAGCGATCGATCTTCCGGCTGAGTCTGTTTTGCACCTCAAGGGATTCGGCTTTGGTGGTGAGCTCGGGCTGAGCGTCATCCGCTACGGTGTCCACTCGCTGGGCGCCGCCATCGCCGCCGACGAGACCGCCGGCAAGCTCTTGGGCAACGGGATGCTGCCTAGCGGCGTGCTATCGACCGAGATCGACCTCAGCAAAGAGCAGCGCGAACAGGTCGGAAAGATCATGGAGCAGTACGCGACGAGCACCAACGCCGGAAAGACGATGGTTTTGCCGCATGGATTGAAGTTCGAGCAGTTGAGCCTCAACCCCGAGGACGGCCAGTTGCTCACTTCCCGGGCGTTTTCGGTGGAGGATATATGCCGCTGGTTCAACATGCCGCCCGTGATCGTCGGGCACGCCGCCAACGGTGTTACCGCCTGGGGTAGCGGTATCGAGCAGCTAATTCTCCAGTGGCTCACGAGCTCGCTCAATCCGCTGGCGATCCGGATCGAGAAGCGCATTGCGATGCAGCTACTCGGTCCCGGCGAGCGCGCCCGCTACTACCCGGAATTCAACCGTGAGGGCCTCTTGCAGGCGGACAGCGCCGCGAAGATGGCGTTCCTTTCCAGTGCCGTCCAAAACGGGTTGATGACCCGTAACGAGGGGCGTGGAAAGCTCAACCTTCCTCGGGTCGCGGACGGCGATGCCCTCACCGCCCAAACCAACCTTGCGCCGCTCGATAAGCTCGGCGCCGCCGATCCCGCCGCCACTATCCGCGGCGCCCTGGGCATTGGAGAACCCGCCTGATGTTCAAGATTCGTGACTTCGACTTGGAGGTGAAAGCCGCTGCCGATGGCACCTTCACCGGATACGGCAGTGTGTTCGGCGTGGTCGATTGGGACAATGAGATCGTGGCGCCGGGCGCCTTCGCCGCGAGTCTTGCCGATCGCAAGGGGCGGCCACTTCCCATCCTGTGGCAGCACCGTGCCGAAATGCCGATCGGTGTTTACGACGAGGTCGCCGAGGATTCGAAGGGCCTTCGGGTAACGGGCCGGCTACTGGTCAAGGATGTGGCGTTGGCTCGCGAGGCGCATGCGCTTCTGGTGGCGAAGGCCGTGTCGGGACTCAGCATCGGCTACTGGACCCGCGAGTCGACCTTTGACGAAAAGACCGGCGTGCGAACATTGACCCGGCTCGACCTCGAGGAGGTGAGCCTAGTCACCTTCCCGTCGAATGAAGCCGCACGCGTCGACGCGGTCAAGTTGAAGATGGCGCGCGGATCACTGCCAACTCTACCAGAATTCGAAACATTCCTGCGCGAAGCAGGCGTGTCTCGCACCAAGGCCGCGGCTATCGCCAGCGGCGGCCTGAAGCACCTGCTGAGCGATTCCGCAGGCCCGGCGAACACTTCGGCCCGCGACCTGGCACAGGCGCTCAAGGGCCTTTCGCTCCCCAAATTCTGAGGTTCCCCAATGTCTTTCCACGATCCCGCCTTCGGGCGGAAGAACGCTGGCGCGCGTCTCGATGACGCCACCGAGCTGAATGAAGTCGTCGCCGCCATCAAGGCCCGCGACAAAGAGATCAACGACTTCGCCGAGAAGGCCGCCGAGGAGATCAAGGCGACCGGCAAGGTCGCCAACGAAACCAAGTCCGCCCTTGAGAAGCTCAGCACGGACGGTGCCGGCCTCGCCGATCGCCTGCTCGCCGTCGAGCAGAAGCTGAGCCGCCGCGGCGGTATCAGCGAGACCCCGCAGTCGCTCGGTGCGAAGTTCACCGCATCGGACTCGTGGAAGGGCTTCAGCGGCTCCGGAAACGTCCGCATGGGCGTGAAGGCCAACGAGCTGACTTCGGCCATCACCGACGCGAACGGCTCCGTCGGCGACGCCATCCAGCCGCAGCGCGTGCCGGGCATCCTCATGCCGGCGGAACGGATGCCGACGATCCGCGATCTTCTGCTCCCCGGCCGCACGTCGAGCAACGCGATCGAGTACGTCGAGGAGACCGGCTACACCAACGCGGCCGCCACCCGCGACGAGCTCGGCGCTATCGCTCAGTCGACTCTCAAGTTCGACCTGAAGACCGCCAACGTGAAGTCGATCGCCCATCATGTCGTGGCCTCGCGTCAGGTGCTCAGCGACGTTCCGATGCTGGCGAGCTACATCGACACCCGCCTGCGTTACGGCCTCCGCATGGCCGAAGAGGAGCAGCTCCTTGCCGGCAACGGCACGGGCAGCAACATCGAAGGCCTCTTCGAGTTCGCGATCCCCTTCGCCGAGTCGTCCTACTCGGATATCGTCACCGACACGCGGCTTGACACTATTCGCCGCGCCGCCCTGCAGGTCCGTGTCGCCGAGCTTCGCCCCACCTTCGTCTGCCTCAACCCGGTGGATTGGGCGGCGATCGAGCTCACCAAGGACGACACCGGCAAGTACATTTTCGTGAACATCCTCCAGACCGGCGCCCCGCCGCAGCTCTGGCGCCTGGCCGTGGTCGAAACAACCGCGATGGACGTCGGCGAGTTCCTGGTCGGCGCGACCGACGCGGCCCAGATCTGGGACCGTGAGGACGCCTTCGTTGAGGTGGCCACGCAGCACAGCGACTTCCGGCTCAACGGCAAGGTGGCGATCATCGGCGAGGAGCGCCTGGCCCTCACCGTGACCCGCCCGGAAGCCTTCGTGCGTGGCCAGTTCGACCTCGGCTCGGGTGGCGGCGGCTCGCCGACCTCGATCAACGGCTAAGCCATCAGGGGCGGCCTATGGGCCGCCTCTCCCATTTCGGGGAGACCTATCATGTCCCTTACTCTCGTGACCCCGCCGGCCTCGCTGGCGGCGCTGATCCTCGATTCCGTCGTGACCCATATCGGCGCCGAGTACGACCTCGGCGCGTCCCCCGTCGAGCCGCTTGATGCCGCCTACATCCTCGCCCTGACCGAGGCCGCCGTCGCGTGGCTGGACGGCCCAAGCGGGCAGCTTGGCCGGTGCTTGCTCGAGCAGACCTGGCGCCTCACCGTCGATCACCATTTCCCGCCCGTCCTGCTGCTTACCCTACCGCCCGTCATCTCGATCGAGGCGCTGAAGTATGCGGACGACAACGGCGCCGAGCAGACCATGAACGCGGCCGATTACCGGGTGACCGGGGTTGGCACATGGCTCACCGAGATCGCCCCCGCCTACGGCCTCGCGTGGCCCTCGGTGCGATGGCAGCGGGAAACCATCAAGGTCGAGTTCAAGGCCGGATACGGCGATGCCGCCGAGGACGTGCCGGCGCCGATCCTGCAGGCGATCCGGCTGATCGTCGGGCACTGGTGGGTGAACCGCGAAGCCGTGAACGTCGGCAACATCACGTCCGAAATTCCATTCGGTGCCAAGCAACTGCTTTCGCCGTATCGCGTGTTCAGGTGTCCCGCTGATGCGTAAGTCTTCTGTTACGGGTGGCAAGGCCACCGCCGCGGCAATGCGCAAGGTCGTGCCCGGCCTCGCCGTACCGCTCAACGAGGCCAGCCGCAAGGCGCTGAAGCCCATGCTCGCCGCCACGAAGCAGGGCGCCCCCGTCCGTACCGGGGCGCTGAAGCGCTCGCTGGCGATCAAGAAAGCCCGATCGCCGAAGATCCGGCCGGTGCACCTGATCGGCCCGCGCAGCGACTACCAAGAGGGCGACGATCGGCCGGTGAAGTACGCCCACATTTTGGAATTCGGCCGCGCGCCGAACGCCGATGGCAAGGGTGGCATGCCGGCCA